TTGCCAGGCCCAGAATTTATTTAGATAACATATGTTATTTGAGAAGTGGGGTTATCCACATAGTTATTCACAATTTGATAACATCATGAAAGGCAGAGGGTCATGCCCCCTGCCTTTTCGATTCTATAGTCCAACATACACGGCGGCTTCGGAGAGATCAGGAGCCGCCGTTTTGTATAAAGAACCATCATCAGGATGAAAGGAGTGAAAATAATGGACGAAATCATGAATGTGACAGACAAGACACCCATCGAGATCGCGTTAAAGATCGACGACGAGGGGTTTACGACGGCGAGGAAGCTGTATGAATGGCTGGAACTTGACGAGAGCCACTATTCAAGATGGGTCAAGGTTAATATCCTTGAAAACGATTTCGCAAAAGAGGGGGATGATTACTCGCCCTTGATGGCGAGTAAAGGGAAGGGAAATCGGTCAGATGATTATAAAGTATCAGCCCCCTTCGCCGAGAAGTTATCCATGATGTCAAAGTCCCTGAAGGGTGAGGAAGCACGCAATTACTTCATCGGCTGCGAACAAGCATTGAAGCGGGTTGCGGAGCAGAAACGCCAGACGGAGCTCGAAAGGGCGAAGGGGATTGCGATCAGGCAGGCACTCACGAAGGCGATACAAATGTCCGGGGAGAACGAAAGAACCCACGGGCACGCCTATTCGATCTATACGGATGTGGTATACAGGTCGATTTTCGGCAAGACCGCGCAGCAACTGCGGGATGAATACGGCATATCCAGACGGGACTCACTGCGGGATTTATTCGCAGAGGAAGACTTGAAGCGGATCGAAACCGCGGAGATGCTTATAAGCTCCTTAATGGGGTACGGCTGGGGATATGATGAGATAAAGGATTTCGTACTGAATGGCGCAAGGAAGCATATAAAGACGGGAGAAGATGGATGAAGCTGATGCAGGGCGACTGCCTTGAACTCATGAAGGGCATACCGGACGGCAGCGTGGATATGGTGCTATGTGACTTGCCGTACGGAATAACCAACAATGAATGGGATTCCGTCTTGCCTCTCGATGATCTATGGGATAAATACAACCGAATCGTTAAAATTAATGGCGCATTCGTCCTCTTTTGCCAACAGCCTTTCACGACATCGCTCATCACCGTCAACAGGAAGAATTTCAAGTACTTATGGTATTGGGACAAGCATCTTAAAACAGGATTCCTGAATGCAAAAAAGCAGCCGCTTAGGCAGGTGGAAGAAATAGCAGTATTCTATCGCAAACAATGCCGGTTCGCCCCCCCCGAAAGAAAAGGGCAAAGCCATGCAAGGTGCAAGCCGGCAAAAGCCCCTAGTTCCAATTATCACGAGCAAGGCGACCGCTCAAAGCTGATGACCGTTACAGATACATACTGCGCATCGACATTGATCACGGATTTTCCAAAGGAGATGTTTCAGAATCGCGCCGCACACCCTACCGCAAAGCCAGTCGCACTCCTCGAATACCTGATCAAGACCTACACCAATGAAGGCGAGACTGTCCTCGATAACTGCATGGGTTCCGGATCAACCGGGGTGGCGTGCGTAAATACCAGGCGGGACTTCATCGGGATGGAGCTTGATCCGGGATATTTCAAGATCGCGGAGGAGCGGATCAACGGGGCGCTGGCGGCGAAAAGTTGATAAAAAATTATCTTTTTTTCTGGAAAAGCGCTTGACAATCGGGTGTACCTGATATATAATATCATTGTTGCTGGAAAATAGCTTAAAGCCAGAAAGGAGGATTAGAATGTGGTAGAAAGCATAGATGCGATCATGCAACGGATCGCCGTGATCCTTACCATTATCGCCTGTGTCATGCAAATATGGGATTTAATGAACAGACGATAAGGTAAGAATAGGGGAAAGCCTGGGAGCCTTTCCCCTCATTTTACCACATCAAAAAAGTATGTCAATGGGAAAAATGAGCAGGTATTTCACGACAGCCACGCTTATAGTACTTGTCGTGAAGGGCATGAACTTCAACAACCTTGGCTTGCTGGACTATGCCCTTTTTATCGTAGCGGCGGCGTGGGCAGTGACGGCACTGTTAGACGCTTTCGGCAGGAAGGGAAAGAATGGGTAACGGCGGGGCAGCCCCGCGAACAGTCGCCAATGGCAAATGGCAAAAAAAAGCGGGGTACATATCGAAAAGCTACAAGCTAAAAAAAATCCATACCGATGCATTTGCAAACGCCTGCGAGAAGGCGGGCAGGTCGCAGGCAAGCGTGATCACGGAGTTGATGGAAGGCTTTATCAAAAGGCAGGAGGAATCGGATAGCAAAGGATGACTTCTTTGTGATAGCGTATAGGATCATGGCTTATCTGTACGCCTGCATGAAGGCCGGCGAGGAACCGGATGGCAACCAGATATCCCACGAACGGCTCGGGATTCCAAAGGGGTATTGGAACTCGATCATAGGGAATCTGCGCGATGAGGGCTTCGTAAAAGGGATCGTGAAATACACTGTCCTCGGAAAAGGCATATATGAGCTCGAGAACCCGGAAATTACCATGAACGGCATTGAGTATTTGCAAAGCAGCTCCACAATTGCAAAGGCAAAGGCGGCACTTAAAGAGTTTAAAGAGATGATCCCCGGGCTTTGAGGGACAGGAAAACCAAACAGCGGAAATTAGCAAAAAAGGACGGATGGCATACCCGTCCTTTTTGATTGCGGAAAAAGGCGGCATGAATGGCTGAAACAGCTGGCAAAAAGAAAATAACCGACTCCGAGGGCGTGGAAGTCCACACGCTGCAGGATCTGGAAGGGATGCGCGTGACAAAGGAAGTGCTGCTCAGGCTTTACGGGTTCGAGTCCATGCAGCGGATTTACCAGATGGTGCAGGAGGGGCTGATAAAGCCCATAAGCGCAATAGGAACAGGAAAGAAGGCGGAGCAGGTATACGAGCTGATCCCGAATGTTCAGGGATATGTAATGCACTTGAGGGGCAAGGCGACCGGTCGGAAGGCGAACCAGGAGCAGGCGGCGAGCGCGGCAGACGCAGACCTCCGGTTCCGCACGGCCAAAGCGGAGAAAATGGAGTTGGAGCTTGCGGAGCTGAAAGGGCGGATGCACTCATCAGAAGATGTGGAAGCGATCGTCGGGGACATGATAGCGAAGCTCAGGGCGGAGATACTGGCAATGCCTGGCGGCCTGGCGAAAGATGTGACGGACGCGAAGAACGCCGCGGAAGCCTCCGGGATTATCAAGGCGGCGGTCAATGACCTTTTAAACAGGATGGCCGAATACCGGTACGACAAGAAAGATTTCCAGCGCAGGGTACGGCAGAGGGAAAAATGGATGAATGAGCAGGAAGAAGCAAGCGCAGACGGGTAAAGAACCGGAATTAACGCAAAACAGCAACACGGAAGAAGCCGATCAGGAAGAAGCTAAGAAAGCATACGCCCTGGACCGGCTTTTTTCAAAGGTTTGCCAGATATTCAAAGCGCCTGAAAACCTGGCCGTATCGGAATGGGCGGACAGGTACCGTATGCTGTCACCGGAAAACAGCGCGATCCCCGGGCGGTGGAGGACTGCGAGGACCCCATACACGAAAGAGATCATGGATGCTTTTACGGATGATAAGGTACGGACAATAGCGGTTGTAGCATCTTCACAGGTAGGAAAAACCGAAGCGGAGCTCAACATGATCGGCTACATGATCGACCAGGACCCCGGGCCAGCCCTTTTCATTATGCCGACCGACCAGGTAGCGAAGGATTATTCCAAAAGGCGTCTTGCACCGATGATCAGGGACACGCCGTGTCTCAGGAATAAGGTTGCTGAAAGCAAGTCCAGGGATTCCGGGAACACGATCACGCAGAAGCAATACCCCGGCGGTATGCTGACGCTTTTCGGCTCCAATTCCCCGGCGAACCTCGCAGGAACCCCGGCAAGGTACATATTCGGCGACGAGATCGACCGCTGGGCGGATTCGGCAGGCAAGGAAGGCGATCCCATGCAGTTATTGGAACGCCGGACGACCACTTTCTATAATTCAAAGATCGTGCTTGTCTCCACGCCGACCATAAAGGATAATTCCGCGATTGAGCGGGCGTTTAACAGGGGTACGAAGGAGTACTGGTGCGCAAAATGCCCGCACTGCGGGGAGTACCGCTATATAAGCTTTAACTCGATCCACTTCAAGCACCGCACGGTCAGGAAAGCAAACGATAAGGACTACATCATCGAAAGTATTCATTACGCCTGCCCGGGCTGCGGCTGCCTGTCAGACGAAAAAACGATGAAGAACCAGCCGCATAAATGGATCGCCGAAAAGCCGGACGCGATTGGAAACGGCGTGCGGTCGTTCTGGATCAATGGTTTTTCATCCCCGTGGACTTCCTGGGAGAAGATCATCCGGGAATTTCTGCTGACCTACGAGAACCCAGATGAATTAAAGGCGGTATATAATACGCTTTTCGGACAGCTCTGGGAGATGCGGGGCGACCTTCCGGATGAGGAGCAGGTCATGGGCCGGGCGGAAGATTACGGCGCGGACCTGCCGGACGGCGTGCTCTGCCTGACCTGCGGTGTCGACACACAGGACAACCGTTTTGAATATGAGGTTGTGGGGCATGGATTCAGCAAAGAGACATGGGGGATCGAATACGGCAGGATCATGGGAAGGCCAAGTGAGGCGGAAACCTGGGAACGGCTTGACGGCGTCCTCGATAAGACCTTCCGCTTCGCGAACGGGCAGGGGCTTAAGATCGCGCTTACTTTCATAGACGCAGGCGGGCATTATACGCAGGAAGTCTACGAGCAGTGCGCTTTAAGGCAGGGGAAAAGGGTATACGCTTCCAGGGGTTCAAATACCTATGGCGACCCGTACACCTCCCCGGCAAAGAAGGTCGATTACCACACACAGAAAGGGCATACCGGGAAGGCGTGGTACTTCCGGATCGGCACAGACGCGGGGAAAGAGCACATCATGAGCGACCTCAGGGTTGAGAGCGGGAACGCGCACAGGATGCACTTCCCGGCGGATGAGTCCAGGGGTTACGACATTTTATATTACAAGGGCCTATTGTCGGAATACATGGACCCCAAAACGCATAAATGGGAAGTGCTGCCGGGGCATGAGCGCAATGAGCCATTGGACTGCAGGAATTATGCGAACGCGGCATTTGAAGCGCTGAAGCCAAACCTCGACAGGCAAAAAATGAAGCTCATGGAAAAGCCGGAGGGCGCGGCGGACGAAAAGAAGCCCGCCAGGAAACAGAAAAGGCGGCGGGAAAGCTACGCGGGGGAATGGTAAAGGATGGCATACGACAGTAAAACAGGGAATGGGATACCATACATTGGCAGGCTCTACGCGGTGAATTGCAGATATTCCTGCGTGGTTGACGACCTGGACGCGCTGCAGCCCGCACGGCAGACAGTCTTATCCGGAAGTGGGAATGTGACGCAGTATTCCATCGGGTCCAGGCAGCTCACAAGGGCAACGCTAAACGCCACACAGACACTCGCGCTATGGGATAAGCTCATGGCAGAGAAGGAACAGCTGGAAGGCGCAGGAAGGCCAAGGAAGAGCGTCGGTATCGTGATAAGGGATTGGTGACTGCATGGACGGGAAAGGATACGGCAGCGCGGGGGCTTCCACCGCCCGGAGGGCTACAAAGGGCTTCCTCGCGAGAAGCGGCAGCCCGCGTGAAGACATTGACTTTAATAATTACACATTGCGTCAAAGGGGCAGGCTCCTTTACATGGGGAACCCCGTGGCGGCATCCGGGATAAAGACGCACCGGACAAATACGGTAGGCCTGGGATTAAAACCGAATCCCCGCCCGGACGCTAATTTTTTGGGATTATCGCCAGAAGCCGCCGCAGAATGGTCAGAAAAAGCCAAACGGGAATTCGCGTTATGGGCGGGAAGGAAAAGCTCCTGTGACGCGGCCGGTATCAATAATTTCTACGAAATGCAGCAGATGCTCTTAACGAGCTGGCTCACGACAGGGGACGCTTTCGTACTGGTGCAGCGGGCAAAGCGGACATGGCGCGACCCGTACTCCTTAAGGCTCAGGGCGATCGAGGGCGACAGGATCGCGACACCTACAGGCGCCGGAGCGCTTACCATAGCCGCGCTTACCACCGGCAGGAACCCGGATAACGGGAACCGCATTTATGACGGCGTGGAGATCGACGCCAAAGGCGCGGCCGTGGCGTACTGGGTACGGAACACGCATCCGTTTGAATGGTCGGACGAAATAACGAGTTTTCAGAGGGTGAAAGCGCGTGGCAGCGCGACAGGGCTGCCAAACATGATCCAGGTTATGAACGCTGAAAGGCCGGACCAGTACAGGGGCGTGACATACCTTGCGCCGGCCATCATACCGCTTTTGCAATTAAACCGTTATACGGACGCGGAACTCACAGCGGCGATCATTGGATCATTCCTGACCGCTTTCGTAACGACAGAACTGGGATCTTCTGATGTGCCGTTTAATGAAGCGGCCCCGGCAGGGGATGAGGTATCATACGACCCGAATGATTACGAAATGGGGCCCGGGACCATGAATGTGATGAACCCGGGCGAGGATGTCAAGCAGATCACGCCCGCGCATCCGTCGGCAGGGTACGACAAATTTGCCGAGACCATCTGCACCCAGATCGGGGCGGCGCTTGAGATACCGCGGGAGCTACTCTTAAAACAGTTCACGGCTTCCTATTCAGCTTCGAGAGGGGCGCTTTTGGAAGCGTGGAAGGCTTTCCGGACATACCGCACATGGTTCGTGAACGATTTCTGCAACCCGGCATATGAGCTCTGGATGGATGAGGCAGTATCGCTTGGCCGGATTGCCGCGCCCGGCTTCTTTAATGACCCGGTCACAAGGGAGGCGTGGCTAAAGACGCAGTGGATCGGCCCGTCCCCGGGGCAGCTTGACCCGGTCAAGGAAGTGGAAGCCGAGATACTTGCCTGTGAAAACGGGCTATCCACGCATGAGGACAGCGCGCTCCGGCTGAATGGGTCGGATTTCGACGCGAATGTGGCAAGGCTTAAGGTGGAGCGGGAGATGATGGAGGCCGCGGGGCTGTCGGCGGGATACCAGGCAGCGGCAGTGAGCCAGGATGATAAAGCGGAGGAAGATGATGGGGATATTTAACAGGATCAGCAGCCGCGGGCTATTCAAGAAGCCCGGGATTTACGACGGGCTGAAACCATATACCGTCAATACGGCGGATGATGAAGGCGGGATCGAGGTAAACCTGTACGGCGGGATCGTTTCCAGGCACCCCGTGGACTGGTGGACCGGTGAAAAAGTAGACGGGCTTTTCATTGCCCTGGATGATTTCATAGACGACCTGGACCGGCTATCCACAGCGAAGAGCATACGGTTCAATATTAATTCCGTGGGCGGCGAGGTTGACGCAGGGATCGCGATCTATAACAAGATCAGGAACCTTTCAGAAAACGGGATCAGTGTGGCAACAAGGGTGGAAGGCGCAGCTGACTCTGCCGCGGCGATCGTGGCGCAGGCGGGAGACACGCGGGAAGTCGCTATCGGATCAGAAATGATGGTACACTGCGCGTCCTGCCTGTTATTCGATTATTACGACAGCAAGGGGCTGGATGCGGTGAAGTCGATGCTTGACGCTACAGACCAGCGCATTGCGGAGCTTTTAGCGGACTGTTCCAGGAGGAGCCTGGACGAAGTAAAGCGGATGATGCGCAGGACCACCTGGATGACGGCCGAGGACGCCATAAAGGAAGGCTTCGCGGATGAGCTGGTAAATGCCAGGGTATCAATCGAGGCAGTCGCCGGGATGAAGGACGCGCTTTCCTTTAACGGGGTCCCGCATATCTTCAGGGGGATTCCAATGCCCTTCGCGAAAGCGGTGGCGGCGGGAATACCGGCATCGGAAATAAAGGTGGAGCCGCCGGGTGATGATCCGGCGTTACACATAGACAATGAAAACAGTACCAAAGGAGGCACAAAAATGACAAGACAGGAGCTGGAGGATAAGTACCCGGAGATCGTAAATGAGATCAGGGACGAAGCCACCAAAGAATCAAAGACATGCCTTGACGGTGCCGTTGATTCGGCAGTCAAGGCAGAACGGGAGCGCATCAGGGCGATCGAGGAAATCGAACACACGATAGCGGATAAAGCGCTCATCCATGCGGCGAAGTACGAAAAACCGGTTAACGCGGCAGAGCTCGCGTTAGCCGCGCTGCAGTCACAGGCAAAGACAGCGTCCGCAAGGGAGGATGCGAGGGAAAAAGAACTCCAGGAATCCGGGGTATATGGTGTCGAGCCTGACCCGGTAGATGGGAGTGACGCAGAAAACAGGCGCAGGGATGTAGCGGACGGAGCCGCCCTGATCGCCGGAATCGCGAAGGAGGTAAAGTAAAATGGCAGTCATCGGAAGAATGGAACCGGATGGGCTGGTAGCTACATGGGCGCACCCGGCAGCAGTCGGATCAGTAACGGTCGCGGGGCTTTCCGCGGCGGCAACATACAAAAGGGGCACGGTGCTTTCCCGGAATGCGAGCAATAAGTTCGTAATCACTGCGGGGGCGGCCAATACGGCGGCAGAAGTTATCCTGGCGAACGATACGGAGGTCGGGACAACCGACACGGTGGCAGAGGTCTATGTCAGCGGGGACTTCTTCGAGCCCGCGCTGATCACAGCGAGTGGTTATACGCTAAGCGAGGCTGACAGGCTGAGCCTGAAGAACGCCGGGATTTACATCGTGGACGGGATGCCGGCCGTGGTACCCGTGGACGATGATTTTTAAGAGACGGAGGTAAACAGTAAAATGGCGATCAATCTTTATGATACTTATACAATGCTGGAAGCGGTAAAGCTCATTAAGCCCCGCTCTACTTTTTTGCGGGACAGGTATTTCCCCACTTCCGCGAGCGATATCTTCACAACGAAATCGGTACTCGTTGACTATGTGGATGAGACCGGGAATAAGCTTGCCCCGGCAGTAATGCCCCATGTCGGCGGGATCCCTGTCGCGAGGGAAGGCTATGAGACAGAAGAGCTCACCCCGCCCAAGTTCGCGCCGGAACGGGTGCTGACTGTCGACCAGCTTGAAACCAGGCTGGCGGGAGAGAATGTATTCGGCGGGCTTACGCCGCAGGAGCGGGAGGCGTCCATCCTCCGGAGCGACCTTGAACGGCTGGATGAGATCATCGCGAACCGGGAGGAATACCTGGCAGCACAGACACTCTTAAATAACGGCTACACGCTAAAGCAGTACGCGGACCGGTATACCGAGAAGTATACGGAGAAAACCATCAATTTTTACAGCGGAAGCTCAAACCCCGCCGTCTACAGACCGCAGGCAACATGGAGCGCGACTTCCACAGCGATCATCGCGGATATCGCGGCAATGTGCGACCTGCTTATAAAGCGCGGGCTTCCGGCTACGGACCTCGTGGTGTCCGGGACGGTAG